CAGGCACTAGTGGCGCTAACGGCACCAGTGGCACAAACGGTGCAGCAGGCGCAAACGGCACTAGCGGCACAACCGGCACCAGCGGCACTAACGGTGCAGCAGGCGCAAACGGTTCATCAGGCACTAACGGCGCGAATGGTACTAGCGGTACAACTGGTACAAGTGGTACTGCTGGCGCGGCTGGCACAAGCGGCACAAGTGGAGCAGGAACTATCTCAGGAACAACTAATACAGTTGCAAAATTTAGTTCAACAACGGCAGTTGGCAATTCTTCAATAACCGATACGGGCAGCTTAGTTACAATTGGCGTTAATACAACAGTTAATGGACACTTAGCAGCGCAAACTAAGGCATTCCTTATTGACCACCCCACAAAGAGTGGAATGAAGTTGCAATACGCCTGCTTAGAAGGCCCAGAGAATGGCGTGTACGTGCGCGGGCGCGCGCGTGGGCGCGAGATCAGATTACCCGATTATTGGGTCGCGCTAGTTGATTGGAACTCTATTTCAGTTCAGCTAACTCCTATTGGATCATTCAAGGAGCTTTATGTTGAGGCGGTAGACAGCGGCAGCGTTTACATTAACGGTAATGGCGGCAATCTGGATTATTTTTATATTGTTTACGCCGAGCGTAAAGACGTAGAGAAATTAACTGTGGAGTTTTAATATGCCGAATTATTACGGGCCAAGAATAGTTACTGATGGGTTAGTTTTGTGCTTAGATGCGGCTAATCCAAAAAGCTATCCTGGTTCTGGTACAGCTTGGACTGACTTGAGCCGAAATGGCAATAATGGAACTTTAACTAACGGACCGACTTTCAGTAGCGCTAATGGTGGCAGTATTGCGTTTGACGGTACTGACGATTATGTTTCTTGCCCAGCATTTACTGGACTTGGTTCATCAAATAGAACAATAGATGTCTGGTTTCAAATCAGATCTTTGCCGCTCTCAGGAACAAAAAGAATTTTATCTTTAGTTACTGACGATACTTCTACAGACACACCCGCACTTACTATTGGATACAGCACTAGTTTATCTTCACTGAATGCCGGATTTGGAGGCAGTCCTTACAATGGATACGTTTCTAATCTTAATTTTACTTTGTCTATGTGGACAAATTTGACAGTTACGATAACAGGAAATAATATAGTTATATACAAAAATACTATTTCTGTTGGTAGTGCGACTAATTCAGGAACCGTTGGATCTAATCCAATATTGCATTTGGGAAGATATAATAATTTTTACAGTCAATATGCAGATATAATCATAAGCAACGCCAAGATATATAATCGAGCGTTATCAGCATCAGAAATCATTCAAAACTATAATACAACTAAAGGAAGATTTAAACTATGAGTCACATATTCGAAAATAGAGAATACTTAATCCTACCAGTTTCTGAATTAACCAAGGTTGACTTTAACCTTGTTTTAGAAACCAGCGCCGAAACTGTTAGAAAATCAATTGACGAGACAAAAACATTTGTGAAGTGGGACGGCGAAACTCCCGCTTTCGTCGCCACAATTTCTGGCGCAGAAGGTCCATATACTTACTCTGAAATTCTAGATGTTTTGACTGGGGTAGAGTGGACATCAACTGGACTGTACCCTTAACATGGCTTATCAAAACGGTCCAAAGATTGTTACTGATGGATTGGTTTTGTGCTTAGATGCTGGAAACCCAAAAAGTTATCCAGGTTCTGGAACAGCTTGGACTGATTTGAGCCGAAATGGGAATAATGGGACTTTGACGAATGGGCCGACTTATAATAGTGCGAATGGTGGGAGTATTGTGTTTGATGGGACTGATGATGTTATAACTTGCGGAACAACATCACCACCATCTGGAGATTTATCAGTGTTTGCTTGGGTGTATTCAACATCATTTAATAGCACTTGGAATATCATATCTACAAAATGGTTTTCTGGTTCTGGTTCTGATTTTCACTGGGCACTTAAAAGTGATCTTGGTAATGGTACAAACATAAAACAAAATTTATATACAACTTCTAATAGTGATATTTACGGAACAACAACTTTTTTAATAAACACTTGGTATTATGTTGGATTTACTTTAGTGAATGGGGGTACTCTAACATTTTATAAAAATGGAGTTTCTGATGGTACAAGTTCTACAGTTTCTAGAACAGCACATAGTAGTACTTTACAACTAGGTGATTCTAGGGGAGTTAATTTTGGACTTATTGGCAGAATACCGCAAGTATCCATATACAAAAGAGCACTCACACCATCAGAAATTCTTCAAAACTACAACGCAACAAAAGGAAGATTTAAACTATGAGTGTCTCCGGGGGTCCAGATTTAATCCAAGATGGTTTAGTTTTGTGCTTAGATGCGGCGAACACTAAAAGTTATCCGGGCAGTGGAACTTCGTGGGTTGATTTGAGTGGGAATGGCAATAATGGGACTTTAACAAATGGGCCAACGTTTAGTAGCGCTAATAGCGGAAGCGTCTTGCTTGATGGGGCCAATGATTACATAGCGTGCGGTAATTTTTCTACTCTTAACAATATGAGTATTGGCATGTGGGTAAGGGTTTTATCTAACGCTGGAAACTATAAAGCTTTTGCGGGGGCAGTTGGTGCGGGTACAGACTGGGGTACGGGATTTGCCATACATATGTCTCAAAATGGTCGAGCCTCTTTTGATACATGCTGCTTTGAAGGAGGTATATTATATGTTGGAGGGGGGACTAATTTTATGACAACATCTGTGCCGTTTGGTGATTGGGCAAACATATATTTTACCATATCTGCTAATTATATTCAATTTTATTTAAATGGCTCTGCTCAGTTTGGAACAGCAAGATTAAATAACAGTACTTCTACGATAGGCATGAATAGTTTAGTAATTGGATCTAGGCCAGATGCGGTTGCTAGTAGGGGAGCAAATGCCAATATAGCATCAGCAATTATACATAATCGTGCATTATCTGCCTCTGAAGTTTTTCAAAACTACAACGCAACTAAAGGCCGTTTTCGCTTATAAAGTGTAAAATATAACAATGCCCAACATATTAATACATCCAAATTCTGGCATACTGGAGTTCAATACAGGAACCACCGGGTCTTCTTCGCTGGATGCATCAATGAGCGGCGCCGCTAGGCTGACTTTTACAAATAGTGGAACTCTAGGTCTTACTAGCTACTCAACAGGGACTGTTGACAGATTTTTCGTCGAGGGTATTAATGGCAGATTATTTGAAGTGGACGACGTTATGACAGGCTCATTAATGAGCGTTAACGACATTGCTGGCTTGCCAATATTTGAAGTATTTAGCGACGACAGAGTAGTGATGGGGCAATATAATCAAAATACTCTTGTTGTTTCTGGAACTTTAGTTAATATTAGCGGCAAAACGACAATTGCGGCATCTTCAACAGGACGCGCGAATTTAAATTTGCCACATGGAACCGCTCCAACTTCGCCAGTTAACGGCGACATTTGGACAACAAATTCAGGATTATACGTTCAAATCAGCGGATCAACAGTTGGTCCACTTAGCACAGGTGGCGGCGGATCATCAAGCTTTAGTTATTATGTGGTTTCTGGTTTTACTGGAACAGCTTTGACTCTTGCTCTTGGACACGCCTCGGATTATATTAGAACAACTTCGGCCACAGCAGTCACCATTACTGTTCCTCCGACATCTGTTGTAAATTGGGTTAACGATACTGAAATTCTTTTTGAGCAAGCTGGCGCAGGGCAAATCACATTTGCAACTGGAACTGGAGTTCTCATAAACACTAGTGAGACCCTTAAAACACAAAAACAATACTCTGTAGCTGCATTAAAAATGGTTTCTGGTAATGTATGGACTTTGCTTGGAGAAAGGGAATTATTATAATATAATATACAAAGATGCAAACTTTTCTTTACAATTTAAATACGCAACAAAGAGAAGGGCCAATTAGAGAAGGGCGCTATTTGGTTGATGGTCAACCCGGTCCTTTGCCAAATTATTTAGTTGAATTGGAAATTGTAGTAGTTGTTCCAGATCCTCCTTACAATCCCGCGACTCAAACATTAGAGCACAGATCTTACCCTGATTTGGTTAATAATAAATGGTATGAGGAAAACTATGTAAGAGATTTAACTGAAGAAGAAATCCAGCAAAGATTAGCGAAACCGCCGAATAGCTGCACCCCAAGACAGTTAAGACTAGCTTTAATCCAAAGTGGAATTTCTTTATCAGCAGTACAAGGCTTTATTGATGGGATTGCAGATCCAATTCAAAAAGAAATCGCTATTGTAGAATGGGAATATGCTCTTGAAATCGTAAAAGAGCATCCTCTTGTACAGGCGATTGCGGTTAATTTAAATTTAAGTGAACAACAAGTGGATAATATTTTTACTTTAGCGGTAACTTTATAATGTTATGAGTTTATTGATAGATGTTCCGGTAAAATACAATGCTTATAAAAAAATAGGAATTATAGCTAATGGTTCATCCGCAAATCATTCTTTATTTATTAATCCATTTAATAAAACTTTTGCTTGGGGAATAAATAGCAATAGTCAACTTGGAGATAATACAAATATCGCCAGATTTTCTCCTGTAATTATTGCGCTTTATGGATTAAATAAAACATTTTGCAAAATAAGCGCGGGAAATAGCCACTCTCTTGCCATTGATAAAAACGGGCGCGCGTGGGCATGGGGAGTAAACGGCAATGGTCGCCTTGGCGATAATACACTCACTCAAAAATGTTATCCGGTATTAGTGGTGGGTGTAATTAAAACTTTTTGTCAAATAAGCGCGGGAGGTAGTCACTCTCTTGCAATCGATAAAAATGGCCGTGCGTGGGGGTGGGGATATAATGGCCTTGGTCAACTTGGCGATAATTCAATTACCAGCAGGCTCACCCCCGTTAGCGTGTTAGGCGCCGTTAAAACTTTTTGTCAAATAAGCGCGGGAGCCAACCACACTCTTGCAATCGATAAAAACGGGCGCGCGTGGGCGTGGGGATTTAATACTAGCGGTCAACTTGGTGATAATTCAGTTATTAGTAAGCGGACTCCCGTTAGCGTTCAGGGAGGAGTAAAAACATTTTGCCAAATAAGCGCGGGAGCCAACCAGACTCTTGCAATCGATAAAAACGGGCGCGCGTGGGCATGGGGAATTAATACTAACGGTCGCCTTGGCGATAATTCAATTACAAGTAGGCTCACCCCCGTTAGCGTGTTAGGCGCCGTTAAAACTTTTTGTAAAATAAGCGGGGGAGGTGGTCACTCTCTCGCAATCGATAAAAACGGGCGCGTCTGGGCGTGGGGACTTAATACTAGCGGTCAACTTGGCGATAATTCAGTTACAAGTAGGCTCACCCCGGTTAGCGTGTTAGGCGCCGTTAAAACTTTTTGTCAAATAAGCGCAGCAAATAACCACTCTCTTGCAATCGATAAAAATGGTCGAGTGTGGGGCTGGGGATATAACACCAATGGTCAACTTGGTGATAATTCAATTGCTAGCAAGCGCACGCCAGTTAGCGTGTTGGGTGCCGTTAAAACTTTTTGTCAAATAATCGCAGGAGGTAGCCACACTCTTGCAATCGATAAAAATGGTCGCGCATGGGCATGGGGAGCTAATATATTTGGTATGATTGGTGATAATTCAACCTTTCAAAGACTCACGCCAGTTAGCGTTCTTGGCGCCATTAAAACTTTTTGTAAAATAAGCGTTGGATCTTTTTACTCTCTCGCAATCGATAAAAATGGCCGTGCGTGGGGATGGGGTTATAACACCACTGGTCAACTTGGCGATAATTCAATTACCAGCAGGCTCACCCCCGTTAGCGTGTTAGGCGCCGTTAAAACTTTTTGTCAAATAAGCGCGGGAAATGCTCACTCTCTTGCTATCGATAAAAATGGCCGAGCATGGGGGTGGGGATCAAACAATGGTCGGCTTGGTGATAATACAACAGTTAGCAAGCGTACACCAGTTAGCGTACAGGGCGCCGTTAAAACTTTTTGTCAAATAAGCGCGGGAAATTCTCACTCTATTGCAATCGATAAAAATGGCCGTGCGTGGGGATGGGGTTATAACACCAGTGGTCAACTTGGCGATAATTCAATTACCAGCAGGCTCACCCCCGTTAGCGTGTTAGGCGCCGTTAAAACTTTTTGCCAAATAAGCGGGGGCCAAAACCATTCTCTTGCAATCGATAAAAACGGGCGCGCTTGGGGGTGGGGATTAAGTAGTGGTGGTCAAACTGGTTTAGGTGGAGTTCTTTTTTCATCTACTCCTGTCTCAATAACTGGAGCAATTAAAACTTTTTGCGCAATAAGCGCGGGAGATGGTTTTTCTACAGCAATCGATAAAAATGGTCGCGCATGGGCATGGGGCGCTAACAATGGCGGTCAACTTGGTGATAATTCAATAGTTCAAAAAACTTCTCCTGTTAGTGTTCTTGGAACAGTAAGAACTTTTTGCAAAATAACTGGGGGCGGGGTACTAAATTCAAGTTCTTTTACCTTAGCTCTTGACAAAAATGGTAGAGCTTGGAGTTGGGGCTATAATGGAGTTGGTCAACTTGGAAATAATGCTGTAACTTCTCAACTCACTCCAGTTAGCGTTCTTGGTGCAGTAAAAACGTTTTGCGAAATTAGTAATGGCGTTAACCAAGCATTTGCATTAGCTATAGATAAAAATGGTAGGGCATGGGCATGGGGAGTAAACGGGAATGGTCAACTCGGCAACAATACAGTTATTTCACAACGTACTCCAGTTAGCGTACTCGGCGCAGTAAAAACATTTTGCAAAGTATCTGTAGGCGGATTTCACTCTCTTGCTATAGATAAAAATGGTCGCTTGTGGGCATGGGGAAATAATAGCAACGGTCAATTAGGAAATAATACTTCGGCAAATAGTGTTTGTACTCCAGTTTCTGTATTAGGGGCAATTAAAACATTTTGTCATATAGCTGGAGGAAATAGCCAATCAGTTGCTATTGATAAAAATGGTCAAGCATGGGGCTGGGGGTTTAACGGATCTGGTCAAACTGGAGACGGCTCTGCTACTGATAGATTAACTCCAGTAAGTGTTCAAGGCCAAAAGAAAACATTTTGCAAAATAGCTAGCGGTAACGGTGTTACTCTATCTATAGATAATTATGGGCGGTTATGGGCTTGGGGATTTAACGGAAACGCTCAAATAGGAGATGGCTCCACCATACCAAAAAGAACTCCAACAAGAGTTTGCAATACTAGAACTTTTTGTGAAGTAAAAGCCGCGAATAACCATGTTTTAGTAATTGAAAAAAATGGCAACGTTTGGGCGTGGGGCGGTAATGGTAGTGGACAATTAGCAAATAATTCTATTACAAGCGTTTTGACTCCAGTTAGCGTTGCAGGAGCAGTAAAAACATTTTGTCAAATAAACGCGCAAAACACTCATTCAATAGCTTTGGATAAAAATGGAAAAATTTGGACTTGGGGAAGAAATGATGTTGGTCAACTAGGCATTGGTTCAACTATAGATTATGTTGCTACTCCTAGATCTCTTTATGGAAATAAAACTTTTTGCAAAATAAATAATAAACTTGGCTCGTATTCCGCAGCTATAGATTATCAAGGTAGAGTTTGGAGTTGGGGACAGAATACCTCTAATCAATTAGGCACAAATAATTATATTACATGCACCCTTACTCCAGTAAGAGTTTGCGTCATTTAAGATTGACTTTTGCGAAGCTTCCAAGATAATTTTCTTATGGTTAAGCCCATAATTGTCGTAACTCATGAGCGTTCTGGCACTCATTTATTGATTAATTGCATTAACCACACTAATAATGGACAGTTTTATACAATTGGTTACACATCAAACAGAAACGATTTTAATTTAAAAGGATATCTTCATACTACGCACAAAGATATCCTATGTAATGCGTATATGCCAAACTCGGTCTGCAAATCCCACCATCAAGTAGACTTTATGGTGAATTATATAGATTTTTTATTTGCAAAGTATAAAGTTATATACGTAAAACGAAACTTGCCAGATGTTCTAACCAGTTATTATAAATTTATTCCAAAGCCAGAGGAAAAAGATTTTCCAAAGATAGAAGAATGGGTTTTTAGCGAGCCAGACAGAGTTGGGCGCAAATATTTACAGCCTTATTCTCCAGATCCTCACGTTATAATTGAACCGGAAAATTACGTTCATCGTTGGTACTTGCATACGAGCGGCTGGCTAAAATACGCCAATCAAATGCTAGTAGTTAATTACGAAGATATGCTGCTTGATTACAGAAATCAAAAGCAAAAGATTGAAAATTATATTGGCAGAAAAATTGCCGACAAAATTCCAGACGTAAACGATAAGTCGCTTCCAAATTTTGGCCCAGTTAAAGGAATCATTGGTGGGCATAAAGAACTTATGTCAGAAGAGCTTCAGAAAAAAATTGAAGATCAAGTTTCTCTTTATACAATTAGAGAGAAGCATGAAAAAAGAGAACCTAGTTCTAGCCATCTCAATTGGGGATTATTATAACGAAGTCGCAAAGATTACTTTGCCCTCGATCAAGAAATACGCCGAGAAAATCGGCGCCGATTTCTTAAACGTTACAGAGTTCAATAAGTTTTATATTACGCAAAAATGGAATAAGTTCCTGATTGCGGAACTCCTAAATCAATACAAGAGAATCATTTATCTTGATGTTGATATTTTAATCAGAGATGATTGTCCGAATCTTTTTGAGGTTGTGCCCGAAAATAAATTGGGCATGTTTAACGAGGGCCGATATTCGCCGCGATTTGAATATCTTGAGCAAGCTTCAGAGTACTACAAAGAGCCACTAAAGAAGTGGGGCGGTAAGTTTTACAACTCTGGCGTGATGGTTATTTCGCGCATTCATAAGCAAATTTTCAGACTTCCAAAAGGTGTTGACTTTGTAGAAACTGATCAGCCCTACATTAACCTCCGAATCCTAAATGATAAGGTCGAGATGCATGACTTGCACTACGACTTTAATCGTATGGATATTCTTGATAAGTTCTGTGGCATTTCTCGCCTAAATTCTTATATTGTCCACTATGCTGGCGCTCCAAAGGATGTCCAAATGGGCGTTATTCTTAAGGATATCGACCAATGGGAAAGGGATAAAGAAGAGGGCTACAAGTACAAGCGTAATATCTTGATTTCTGTTACTGCTGGAATGGGCGATCAACTTTGCTCAGAGCCCGCTATCCGATACACTCAAAAAATGTATCCTGATGCAAATATTACTGTAGTGTCGCATTTCCCGCGCTTGTTTGAGCATCTTAGCTGCCCAGTAATGACTTACGATCAGTGGAAGGGGATCAATGATGCTTTGCTTACAATGTATACTTGTCCAGAAGACGAGCATTCGGAGCACAAGATGTCTCACGTTCTCTTCCATCCTACCGATTTCGCTTCAATGTCCATGATTAAGCGAACAATCCCAAACAACGACAAAACAATTCAATTAAAATTGGACGCCGAGGATGTTTCTTATGTTATTGATTTGTTCAAGGACAAAGATCCTAAGAAACCTGTTGTTGTGGTTCATGCTGGCAAGTGGTGGCCTTCAAAGACCTTGCCCCTTGATTGGTGGCAGCAGATCGTGAATAAGCTTTCAGAGAAGCTGACTGTTGTTCTCATTGGTAAGACTATTGATGAGAAGCAAGGTTATCTCCCTGTACAAATTCCACAAGGCGGCTATGATCTGAGAGACCTCACAACTCTTGGTCAGCTTTTTGCCCTTATTTCGCTATCAAGATGCTTGGTCACTAACGATTCCTCGCCCCTGCATATCGCGGGCGCGTTTGATAACTGGATCGTGACATTCCCAACTTGCAAGCACGAAGACCATATCCTGCCATTCCGCAATGGAACTCAAGCTTATAAGACCAAGGCTCTACGTAAGGACCTTCTCCTAGACGACCTTGAGATTCGCCACACAGAGTTCAAGCACGACACTATTGACTTGATTCCAAAAGGGAAAACAGTCCTTGAGTATCTCCCAGAGGTCGATACTGTCGTTAAGGAAGTAATGGACATTTACGACAACAAGCGATGAACAAATTCAGTTCCTTCCGCCCGCTCATGCATGAGCATGAGTATAAATTCATTGAAAAGTTCCTAAATAAAAATGACACTTTGCTTGAGTTTGGTAGTGGCAATAGCACTATTTATTTTTCTGGAATTGTAAAGAAAGTAATTTCTATTGAGCATGACATTGATTGGGTAAATAGCCTAAATAAACTAATCAATGTTTATGACATCCAGAATATTGAATTGCTATATCAAGCAGCGCATTCTCCAGACCCAAAGCCTTGCAGATACGAGCAATTCAAGGACTATGTGCATCTACCAGCAAACAAAAACCTAAAGTTTACCAAGGCTTTAATTGACGGTAGAGCAAGAAAGTATTGCGCCAAATATCTCTGGGATATTATCGATGAAAATGTAGTGGTTTTTATTCATGACTTTAACCGCTCTGATTATCAAATGGCGCTAAAGTATTACGATATGATTGAGGTACTGACAGAGGGGCAAGGAATTGCCGCTCTAAAAAAGAAAAAAGAAGTCCCCAAAGAAGACTTCTATTACTAATAAAAAACCCCCGAATTTCTTCGGGGGTTTTTCTTTTAAGGGCTACTTAGTTTATAGTATGCTAGGGGTGTAAGCGGCGGTCTGTGTCCACACGAACACGCCGTTTGTGGTGTCTTGTGGGCTACCAATCTGAGTGGTGAAGGTGAGGTCAACACTCTTGTTATCGCCAATTGCGCTAGAATAATTTTCGCTGACAAGTTTAGCGCCTCTGATCTCATATACGATACGAGGTTCAGTACCAGCGCTACCAGGGGTCTTGAAGACGAAGGCGAGGGTCTTAGTAGTGTCTGCGTCAAGCAGGCTTGTGATAGACCCGCTGGTCTCCAGATCTGCAACGATTGCGCTCATATTGATAGTTACCTCTACAGGAAAGTCAATAACCTTAGTGAAGCCGAAACGGCTACCAAGACGCTCAAGTGTAGTACGACCAATTGGAATTTCAATTGAAACGTTTTGAATGTGAGCAGCAGTATTGTTGGCAGGAGAGCCTTCAACGCCTGTGGGCAGATCAACAATTATACCGTCTGTAACAATTACGGTAACGTCACCTGGGCGGAGGGCTGTAGTTCCAATACTTCCAGAAAGTGGAGGAGGAACAACAGAGGTGTTCTGGGAAGCGGTTCCAGCTTCTACGTTGATGCCGGGGCAGGTTCCAGAATTACCAGAGATAACATTAAGATTGAGTCCTTCAGCTGTAATCGATACAGTTGGCAGACCACCTACTGCGGCTTCTAAGCTGTAGTTGGTGATGTAGCCGTTGCCGATACCGATGGTTCTTGCGGAAGTCGCATTATAGATGCTTGAAGCAGAACCGTTTGCATCGTTACCTTCTGCGACCGAAAGAATATGGAAATTGCGTCCAGAAACGATACCAATGTTATTGGTGTTAACGGAAGAGTCAACAAGGCCGCTGATAAACGAAAGGGTGTTTGTGCCAGTACCTACAGTAAAGCCAAGACCTCTTTCGTTGGTGCCAGTACCGATATAGTAAGAAAAATCAAGATTTACAGTTGGAGCCTCGATTGAGATCTGGTCAATACGAGCAAGGTTGCCAAATTGGTTAACATCTTGACGATTGATAGTAAGGCCATAGTTGGCCGATTGAACGCGATGAAGCTGGGTAATGTTGCCCGATGGGTGATGTGCTGTTGGAACAAGGGTGCCGTCAGCGACATACAGCGCTTCTGATTGATAAATTACTCTTGTGCGTGCCATAAGTTTTTAGTTAAGAAGGTTTGAAATACTTTACATTTTTTTATCTAAAAATGGAATAATCAGGCTCTTGGGTAACGATATTTGACTACCTCGAAATCGATAAAGCCGATGTAAGGTTTCGCATTGCCACCTCTAGCGCGAGAATCTTTCAATTTTGAGCAAACAACTTCATCAATAAAAAAGTCATTTTGATTTGTGGGAGAGGAATCGTAGGAGTATGTTCCATTTTTAACATCTCCATACTCTGTCAGTGGATATCCAGTAAAATCTTTATATTTAAAACTGCTAGACTTAGAATCAGCAAAAATAGAGAGGACGCCATCAAGCTGATATGGGTTATCGGTAAAAACTACACACTTTACAAATGAACGACTCTCATCCTCACCGCCAAATGAGAATGGCGAATTATAAGTTGAGTCATTTGCAATAAAGACTGCTGGAGCAACTTGATCGTATGGAGGAATGTATTTCCCAGTCCAAGGAAACTTTTTATTAAAATCTAGATTATTATCTAAAATTAAATCGTCTTCGTTCTCGTTAGTTAGGTAAATATTAAAGTCTTTGACCGCAAAAGATCCAGTAACAGGAACTCCAGCAGAAACGCCGCTAATCAGGGCTCTGCCATTGATATAATCTATAATAACCCCATCGTTACGACCCTTAAAAACTCCCGACACATGAACGCCGCTAGGAATGCTTGCTCCAGTAATTGTGGAGTCGTATACAAACTGTTTGTAAGGAGTGCCGAAAGCTTTGTAAGTAGTTGATATTCTTGGATCTGCATAATAAGTGAAAGTGCCAGTTTGGTTGCTATAAGCCTCACCCTTTTCTAAAAGATAGTGGTCAAACCATAAAGCAAAAGATGTCGTTACATTATGTTGATATTGCGGTTTCATCTAATAGGTTTATCTTTTTTTCGAAGTTAGCTAATATAGCGCTAATGTATTTTACATTTTTAAATCTCGTTTTTCTTCTAATATTTTTACTTGTTTGAATAGCAGTATCTGATCTTGAATTAGGAAGCTCTTCTCTCAAGGTATAAAAATATTGACCAATGCCTGAGATTCCTGTTTCTATACCTTTGACCCAACTGCGGCCCGGAGCCCAAGGCATTGGAGAAACATCCCAGATGTCTTCTTTAGCTGGAATAAAAACATTCCATACTACCCCGCCATCAATTAGCCTTGAAAAATTAATGCTGCTTTTTTGAAATAATTCTGTTATTGGCGAAATTGGATCGTCTCCATTATAAAAACCAATATAAGAAAAGAGATTACCATAACCATCGAGAGTGCCGCTAATGTTTTGAGCCGTTGGACCAGCTTCGATTTCTTTCGTGACAGGGTGTCTAAGAAATTCATTGATAGTTTCTCTTTTGATCCTTTCAAAAGCTAGCAGCAGCCGTTTCTCAACGCTATTTCTTAATATCGGCGCTATGTCTCGATTGATTTTTTTGGCGACGTTTTGAGGGATTTTCGCCATAATTATTCATTAATTGGAGATAAAATAAAAGAATAATACCGTGGCCCAAACATTCCGTAAGGCTTTGAGTCGGAAGAGATTGCGTATCTACGGCCATCAAACTCTACTCTGCGAGCTTCTTTTAAAATAGAGTAGGCTGCTGCTGGAACTTTGATCTTAACGCTGCCAGCGGGATAGTCGATCTTCTGTTGGGTATCTGCTCCGGGTACTGGAGCTTTAGCCTGATCTAAATATTTAATCTTTGCCTGAAAGGTATTCTGTACAGTAGTGAATTCTTTGCTTTCTACCTGTGGAACATCCTTATCGTAAAAGTAATTATAGCTAGCTGAAGTAGAGATAACTGTTTCCTTTGGGTTTGAGTAAACAGTGATTTCTCTTGAGAAGGTATCAAACACATCGTCAATAACTTCATTAATAAAGTTTTTCTGTGCGTCTGAGAGGTAAGATGCCATATTTTACTTTACACTTTTTATATTAGATATAATATATAGTAAGGTAAAAGGTATGACGGGCAAGGACTATTTAAATGACAGGGTAAAGGTTAATACTTCTGATCTTTTCAAGCGTATGCTTGGGGTATTGGAGGATATTAAGCACGAACACGACCGACAATTCGGGATTTTATACTCTTCTGCACCCGATTCCTTTAAGCCAGTGGTCAAACAAGCTAACTATCTTGACGAAAGTCAGATGGCTTGGCTCAGAAAAAAAGTGCTGGATATGGGCAATGAATCTATCCGCAAAATGACAACTGAAATGGATTTAATCCGCATTGAATTTCATCATACATTTAAACAATGAAAGAACTATTCGACTTCACGGTCAAAATTAACAAAGAAGTAGAGAAGACCGAAACTCGCGAAGAGGACGGCAAGACCATCACTGTTACTAGCAAGGTAAAGGAGGATGTGCCTGTTCGTATCGTTTTCAAGCAGCCTTCTCGCCGCGACACTGAGGAGGCCGAAATTCAATTTAGCGTTGAAATGTCAAACTGCATCAAGAAGGGTATTTTGACAAAGGGAATGTTGGTTAAGAAGTACTCTGATACAGGCGGCATTTTTTCAGAGGATGACGATAAGCGTTTAACAGCAATGTATATTGATATGGCTAAGCTTCAGAGAGAGTATGTTGCCCTCGAAAATGGTAACGCTGAGGAAAAGCAAAAGGCGAATATCGTCTTGGAAAAGCTCGCCGCTACAAGAAAGGAAATGGTCGATCTTGAGTCTACCTATCTTAATCTGTTTAATAACACAGCGGATATTATCGCCCAAAATAATATCATCCGCTGGTTCTGCGTTAACCTCGCTTATAAGCAGGAAGAGAGCGGCAAGATTGAGCCGCTGTTCTTTGGCTCAACCTATGAGCAAAAGCTCGATAATATGAGAGATCTTGATGAGGCAGAAGATCCTCTGTATCAAGCAGCTTTTAGAAAGCTAGCTACATTTGTTTCTTTCTGGTACTTCAGCAAGAATGCCACAAAGGACGACTTTAAGAAGCTAGAGAAAGACCTTGAAGAAGGAAAGTATTAACGATACTGATTTATTCTTGGCGTTCTGCCAGATAGTTGAGGGTTGCTCTGAGAAGATCTTCTTGGGCAACCCTGTTTTTATTAAGCATATCGCTATTAAAGAGCGTGAGTTTTTTAATAAAAAATATAAAACCTATCTCGCGCACGCTATATCAAAAGGGTTACCTAAAGAGGAGGATGCGCTAAAAAAAGCGATAGATGAAGAGCTTTGGTCAGAAAAAGAAGATGATGATATTAGGGTTTCGGAGAGGTATATTGAAACTCTTAACATAACAAAAAAGAAAGTATTTAAAAAGCTCCAGATTCAAGAAATTGAAAAAACCTTGAAAGAAGAGAAGGAAAAGATTGCAAAGAAGCTTGCAGAAAAAAAGCAGATTTTAGGGAAAACTGCTGAAGACTATGCATCAAACAGAGCTAGCGACTATTTGATATACAGCTGCTTTTACAAAGACCGTGAATTGACTAAACTGTTGTTTTCCGAGGAAGAATTTGAAGAGATATCAACTAAAGAATTAGAAGAGTGTATTCTAGTATATAATAGTTATTTTAACGACATTTCTGACTTAACTATCCAGCATATAGCGCTTTCTGACTTTTTTCAGCCAAATTATCTTGTTCTGGACTATCCTAACGAGCTTTTTGGTAAACCGATGGTAAAACTTTCGGAAAATCAGGTAAGATTATTAATTTATTCCAAAATATTTAAAAATATATTTGAGACTATTGAGCACATTCCTGATGGAATTAAGAAAGATCCAGAGGCTCTATTGCAATACAAGGACAAGAGTCAGGCTCAAAAAGAGTTCGAAAGCAAGACTAGAAGCAAAAAAAAGGGTAATGTCGAGGGCGCCGAAATGGTTTTTGGAGCTACAAAGGAAGAGATTGGCAAAGATACTAAAACATTAAAGGATGTCATGAAAGATAAAACATCTCTTTCAATGGAAGACTTGATGAAATTGCACGATCAATAATATAAATTCTGTGTAAATAACCTCAAAGGTTAAAGGATGGCAAAAGGAATCACAGTACCTGTAGTCCAGTCGGGTTTAGAAGCTTCTATCGAAGCAGCTGCCAAGAAAGCTGGGCCGCTGAACCTTTCTGCTACAGTCGATCCTAGCTCATTCAAAAGACTTTCCCAACCGCTCGGAAGAGTAAGTGGTTTGGCTACAGAGTTTGAAAAGTCCATTGCCGCCTCAAATGCGCGCGTTATCGCATTCGGCGCTTCGGTAGGAATTATCAACGGTGTGCAAAATGCTTTTGCGTCGCTTGTTAAGACGACAATAGAGGTTGAAAAGAGCCTAGCAAATATTGCAGTGATCAGCGGCAAAACTACTGACCAGCTTCAGCCGTTTTCAAGAGCGCTTTTTGAAATCGCAAAGAATACCGCTCAATCGTTTCAGACTGCGTCTGAAGCTGCTTTAGAGTTTTCTAGACAAGGTTTAAGCCTTGAAGAGACGTTAAAGAGAACCCAAGACGCTCTTACTCTTACTCGTTTTACAAGCTTGAGTGCTGCTGAGGCGGTAGATGTATTGACTGCTGCGGCAAACTCTTTCGGCGCAACTGGAATCACGACTAGCGAAATTCTTAATAAACTCGTTGCGGTTGACACCAAGTTCGCAGTTTCCGCCGAAGACTTAGCCAAGGGCTTGTCCCGTGCAGGGTCGATTGCTCAGGAAGTTGGAGTTAACTTTGACGAGTTAAATGCTATCGTCACCATTGCGCAAGAAAGAACTGCTCGCGGTGGCGCGGTTATCGGTAACGCTTTCAAGACAATCTTTAGTAGAATTAGATCGGAGGAAACGATCCAAGCCCTACAAAGCATTGGTATTTACTCATTTGATGCGGAAGGAAGATTGAAACCAGTTGTAAGTCTTCTTGAAGAATTAGCTGGAAAAATTAATACTCTTGACGAAACAAAGAAAATTGAAGTTCTTGAGGCTATCGCTAGCAAGTACAACATCAACGTCTTAACGGCGCTTGTTGATGATTTGAGTTCGACCGCTAGTAAATTTAGAGAGGCTAGAGATGTTTCTTCTGGCGCGCAAAGCGAAGCATATCAGCGCCAGATTGAACTTAATAAAACTCTTGACGCAGTTATCAGCAGAGTGACAAACTCTGCGGCTCAACTTGCTGACACTCTTGGCAAAATCGGCGTAACTGACAGCTTAAAGTCACTTTTAAATTTCTTTGATAGTATTCTTACTGGAATTAATGACGTTGTTGATTCCGAGGGAATTGGTGGCACTATCGCCAAGGGTCTAATATCTGGAATCAGCGGGGTATTTTTCAAGATTGGTATCCCTCTTCTTTTAGCCATATTTGTCAAGTTAACAAAAGATATCGCGCAGTTTGGCACTGAATCGCTAAAAACTATCTTAGGAATCAATAAAGAAGTTAGAGAGCGCCAAGCTTTGGAACAGGCTGTTGTTAATACTTTGATTAAAGATCAGCAAGTAATGGCATCGATCTTGTCTCTTAGCGGAGACCGTAGGAAGCAGGAGGAATATTTACTTGGCGTATATAACCGGCAGCTTGCGGCACTTCAACAGGTTCAGAGTATTGCCTCGACAGTCGCTCCTGCGTTGCAAGCCGCTGGATTGAGCGCTACATCTGGAACAGTTAAAAAGAGGGCGGCAGAGGGTTATTTGCCAGCGCAAGAAGCTGCTGACGTAAGGCGCGGAGTTGGTGGTGCAGACAAGAGCGCAAAAGTAGTCAAGATTCCAAACTTTTCTTTTGGAGACGGCAAGAAAGGCACAATGTACGCAAATACAAGCGAATACATTGTTCCTAATTATAACGGAGGCGATGGAAGTGCTATCTTTAATAAAGATATGGTTCGCAAGTATGGAATGCCAGAAAATGCTAAAAAGATAAATGCGGCAACTGGATATATTCCTAATTTTGTAGAAGAATCTCCCAAGTACTCAACAGCAAAAGAAAAGGAATTAGCTAAGAAAAAGGAAAGAAGAGAGAATTACAATAATAGAGTCGCTTCTTCTTTTGGTATAGCAGCCCTTTTAGTAAAAAGTGAAGCTGAACAAAGGGAAGTCGAATCAGAAACTGCTTATGGCAAGATGCCAAAAACAGATGCTAATTTTAATCAATTTTCAAGAGTAAAGTTTCCAGTTTATGGGTTAAAGCAGTCAGGTTTAGATCAAGCAAAGCTTGGGCTTTTACCAGAAATAGAAGAGCCTTTACGACGGGCTGCTTTTGATGTTGGTCTAGCAGCTTCTTCTCAAATTTCTGGAAGACAAGTTGCTCCTGAAGAGTATAAAACTTCATTTAAAAAATCGCTCGGTGGCGCTGGAGCTTTTGGCGGAACAATTGGATCAATTTTTGAATCTGCTGCCAGAACTGCATTTAAATTCGAAAATAGCCCAGACAATACTTTAGACGTTCCAGTGGTTTCAGATTCAGTACGAACTGCATTTGGAATAACTGGAGGAGAAAGAAGTGCGGATCTTAAGGGATCTGTTAGCGATGGAGTTTTAAGAAGATTCGCAGATCAAGTAATAAATAACGGCCTAATTAGAGACGAGACTCCTAACGTTAAGCAGGCGATAGCCTCAAAAGGCTATATTCCAAATTTTGCTAAAGAAAAAGGAATTGGAGGTTTAGCTGGAAAGGTTATAGAGATTTTAGCTGGAAGAGTTTTTGAATCTTTAGTAAAAGATTCAGATACAGTTGATCTTTATGAAAATGCAGCTAGACCAGACATTGATCTAAACCCAGAAGAAAGGTCAAAAGAGATAAAATTATCTTTGGATGCAGCCGCAAAAGATGATCGCGTAGGTAAAAAAGTAAGTCAAGGAGGAAAAGGTTTTACGGTAGTAGTCCCACAAAATGCTCAAAATGAGCCATCTGCTGTTAAAAAATTACAAGATAAAAAAGTAAAAATACAAAGGTGGCCCATACGAAGAGAAAAAGCTTTTGAAGGCGCTAGAAAGCTATTAGAAATATATGAAAATGTAGATAGAAGTAAAATTGGCAATCCGTTACCATTACCAGGCAAACAAAAAGGCAAACGAAATGATGTCACGGCAGTAAAAGGCTATATCCCAAATTATGCTGAAACGCTTTCTGAAATGTATGATTGGGATGGTACGATCATTCCCAGAATGGCCGGTAAGCCAGAAGAATATATCCAATCTCTTCAAAAGTTAGAAAAGAAAGATCTTTTACCCATTGGTAAAGAGCTAGCGTCTTCAAAAGAAAAATTTGATATTGCGACCGCCAGACCGATTCTATTTAGAGAGCCGATTAAACAGACGGCTCAAAGACTTGGCCTTAATGTTGAAAGAATTTTTCCATTAGGTTCAATGTTTGAAAACCGTAGAACCATGGGCGTCAAGGGAAAACCAAGAAAGCTTTATGGCCCAGAAAGAAAAGCTTTGTTTGCTGAAAAAACTAATAGATCAATCGTTGATAATCAAGAAGATGTTTTAGCCGCTTTAGGAAGTCGCGGCATTGATGCGAATTTAAGAAATCGCGGCGCTTTTGGGTTTATTCCAAATTTTGCTTCTCAAAACGCAATAGACGCGATGAGAAGAATCATCTCAGACCCTGCGGCTCCACAAGGAGAAAAAGATGCAGCGTCGTTAAAACTTTCTCAACTTACAAAAGTAAGTTCATTAAATAATCCAAGAGTTGCGGCGCAAAAGACCACAAAAATAAAGGTTCCGATAACCCAAGAAGACAAGGACTATCTTAATCAGAACAAAGAAAAAATTGTCGCAGGAATGGGCAGAAGTTTTGGAATGCTGTTTAATTTAGATGCTTTGGAGATGGGGGATTTAGGCTACGTAAAACGTTTAGATCCAATAGTTGCGAAAAAATTGTCGGAAATAGCGCAAAAACAAGGTGGCAGAGATTCTATCAGATCTTTGGTTGATTTCGGATCTGCGGCGCGAGGATATATTCCAAACTTTGCCGAAAATGAGCCGCTGAAAGAAGCTATTAGTAGAGAGATGGGTGCGGGCGTGCCTGCCGCGCGCGTGCGCGTGACGCAGGACGGTAGACTAAAGAACCCCAAGAACCCAAATGGTCTTGCCGTCATCAATACTAGAGACGAGCCAAATGGTAAGATTCCAAATGATTTTAGAGAAAGAGGCATGCGCGCCGCTATGGCGAGTAGAGGCTTTGTACCGAATTTTGCAGATGAAGATACTAGTATTAATGTTGGGGGCGTTTTTGGTATGGGCTCTAACAAGGTAGATTTAAGCGGAATTCAAACAGCAACAACAGAGCTTCTTGCAAAATTAAAAAATTCAACTATAGAGTCTGATCAGTTTAATACTGAACTAGAGTCTTTAACAAGAGCTTTTAATGACTTAAAAACCAAAGCACTTAAAGACTTAAAAAACAAAACAGAAAATGCTGGTGATGCTACTAAAAAATATTCGGATGCTGTACAACAAAAAGCAAAAGCTATTCAGGCTCAAAAGACTGCGCCGACAACAGGTGGAGGCGCAACAGGTGGAGACGTAGCAGGCCGAGGAAAAGGTCTAGATATTGGTAAATTTCTTGTTTTACAAACGGCAGTAGTTGGTTTAACTTCCGCGATTCAATCTGCAACTGAGCAAGGAAGCGCTGCTGCTAATGCATTGGAAGGTATTTCTGCGATTGGATCGGGACTTGCGACCTTTGTCGCCATAGGAACAAGTCTTTCTCCTCAGTTTAGGATATTAGCTGCCGCTGCCACTGCTTTAGCATCCGCTTTCCCGCTTTTATCAAGACTTTACGAAGACTTTAAAGATCCAGCGCAAAGAGCAGCGGAAGCGCTTTCCAAACTTGCTAAAGAAGCAGAAAAAACAGGAAGAAAGATAAGTCCAGAAGAATTTTTGGCTATTTTTGAAGAGCAGGATAAAATTAAAAAAGCAGAAGAAAAGAAAAAAAGCGCGACACAGCAAATTCAGGAATCTTTAAGTAAACAAGGCTTAGGGGCTGGCACGGAAACATTACAGCAGCTTTATGCAATAGCAAATACTTTAGACCTTATAAGTAAAGACGGGATTGTGCAACAAGCAGAGTTGCAAAAAATTATAAGAACTTCACAAAAAGCTCTACCTGTCAGGGGTGGAGCCCCTGGTTTAGGTTTTGTAAGTACAGAAACTGGTATCGATATTGGTGCTACGATACAAAGTGCAAGAGAAAAAGTAACTGAAAAACGTTTGGCCGACGCAAGAAAACCGCAAACAGAAGATCGTACAGTTAAAACTGTAAAAGCTGAAAATGAATTGTTGAAAATAAAATTTGATATTTTAAATAGTATTGTAAAAAAAGAACTAGAAATTAATAATGTTTATGCCAACAGGATAAGAAGTATTAATAGCGAAAACACTGCTTTAGAAAGATCTAAAACAATTTTACTCGAAACAAAATTTTCAGAATTACAAGCTTCTCAAGAAAGACGGAAAATTAGAGCAGAAGAAGCTAAGGCGATAAGCGAAAATGCAAATAATTTAAGATCTTCTTTGGCTGGATTGCAAGACCAAGGGTTGGGAAATATATTTGGAGAGGCAGACACTGGAAAACTGCAAGGCTTATTAGAGGCTTTTAAAACAGGAGGAGTTGGGTCAGAAGCATTTGGAAAGGCTTTTCAAGCTGCTACGGCTCGCGTTGGACAGGATGGAAAGCCTATAGCTGGCACCAATATAGCGCAGCTTTCTTCTGCAACTCAGCAGGATGTTTATAAAAATTTAAATGAAGCTGCGAACAATGAAGCTAGAGCAAGAAATAATGCAGTTAACAGAGTAAGAGATATAGATCAAGCTCAAAAAGATTTTCAATCTTCAACCCAGCTTTTAATAAATGAAACAAATTTATTAAATGCTATAATTTCTGGAACTCCTGTTTTAGTTGGAAAATTAAATCAAACTTTTTCAGGCGCAGCAAAGTACGAAGAGATCCTTGGAGGCGAGCGTGCAAAACTTTCAAATTCGTTATCAAAAGCAGCACTGCAAAATAAAATTAGCATTGATTTAGCCGAGGAAAATTATGCAAGTGAAGTGGGCTTGCTTGCATTAAGAATTAATTTGGAGGAAGAGCTTAGAAAAAGAGTTCCAATAGAGGCTAGAGTGCGCAAGGATGCAATGGAGCTTAATAGAGCCACTTCTGAAAGAATAGATCAGTTGGGAAGAGATGCCCGTAATGCTGGACCGAGACTCAAGGCTCAAAGAGACATTCTGGATGCTGAAAGCCTAGTTATAGAATCTGAAAATGCCATTAATGAAGGAAATATTGATTTGGCTAATGTAACTTCCTTGAGAAAATCAACTTTAGCTAAATTAATACAATCGGAAAAAAAAGCTGAAGAAGAGACATTGGCTTCTGTTCAAATAATTGGAAAAAAAATAGGAGCCAACAGAGCGGCTCTTGTCAGAGAAACTGGTTTGATAAACGCAGAAAATAATTATTACAATATAGTTGAAAGACTTGCTGACATAAGCGCCTTAAGAGAATCTACTTTAGCGAAACTAAATCAATCAGAAAGACAGGCTGAAATTCAAAATCAGGCCGCAATTGAAACTGCATCAGAAAAATATGATACTGATCTTAATGCGATTAGGAGACAAGCTGAACTGACTGAGGCGCAAAATCGAGCGGCTGAAAATACCAATCAATTAAATGCAGTGGTTATTGGTCTCAGGTTAGCCAGAGCAAAACTTGTTGAGTCAGAAAGAAAAGCTGAAGAAGAGAATCAGATCGCAATTCGAATGATTGGTCAGAGTTATCAGGCTGATATTGATTCGACAAAGAGAAAAATTGAATATGCTCAAGCTTTAATTGGGCAGATAGATGCGGCAAAAGTAAATGAAAAAGTAACCGGAGAAATGACTCTGGAGGCTTTGAATTTGATAAATTCTTTGAGAGAGGCTCAAGCTAAATTTAATAACATCGACGATATAGAAGTAGGAAATGAAGCTTTAAGAACGCGCACAAATATTCTTGGAGAAACTACTTCTACAATATCAAGGGGATTAGCGCTTTCAAATCTGGGGATAGGTGGAGAACTGGAGGCTCAAGCTTTTGCCAAGGTAGCGGAGCAGAGAAGAGCCGGAAGAAAGGCTGAAGACATCAGCGCATCAGAACTTTATGATATCTCTAAGGGTAGAAACTTAAGCATAAGACAGGGGCTGTCCATACAAAAATCGGCTCTTCTGGACGAAGCTCAGACATTCCAAGATATTATTGGTAAATCAACACCAAAGCTTTTTGCAGATGGTATGGCCGAAGCTATGCAAGCGGCTCTGAATCAAGCAGACGATCTTGGGGGCGCATTAAGAAATGTTGCATTGACCTTCCTTAAAAATCTTCAAAGCGCATTTTTGCAAAGCGCTTCAAGGCAAATTGTTTCTTCAATTCTTCCAAATGCTGTTCCTGGTATGAAAGAAGGTGGCTATGTAAAAGGTTATGCTTCAGGTGGTCTTGTAACAGGGGGCAGTGGCTACAAAGATGATGTTCCAGCAATGTTAAGCGAAGGCGAATATGTCATCCGTAAGTCTTCTGTAAATAAATACGGTGCGTCTAACCTTCAAAAACTGAATTCGGGCGAGGCTCCTAAATTTGCCGATGGTGGTATCTTCTTGCCCGGTGTTCGCGGGCAGGGGCAAATTTCTGGATATAAAGATTTAACTGCTTTTGCCAAGCAAACTACAACAAGCGGAGCAACTGATGTATTAGCTGGCGGCGCAACAACTGCTTTTGCCAGCCTTGAAGATCAAAGTTCAAGACTTTCTGCGTATGCGCTGATGAACGAAGACGATACTATTAATCAAGAGATTCGTAGTGCCCAAGAGCAGGCGATGAACATAATGGCGGAAAGAGAAGCCTACAGAACTGCGGAAAGAAAGGCGTTTCAAAAGCAGCTAATCGGAACAGTAGCTTCTGCTGCTTTAAGTTTTGGCGTTGGAAAGTTGGGTTCGATGTTTACTACAAAAACTCCTGCGGCAATTCCAAATTTAGGATTCGATGCTGCAAAGGCATCTTCTAATATTGGGCAAGTTGCGCTTCCAACTCCAAGCATGCTGTCCGCGCCAATAACAACTCCGAGTATAAGAACTCCAAGTACATCTTTTGGAGACTTTATGTCTCCAGCAAGAATCCAGACTCCAAATTATGGAAGTGTGCTTTCGATGTTCCAGCCGCAAATGCAGTCTCCAGTTCTTATGGGATCTAGTATATTCTCAGCGCCTCGCGCTCCTGGTCGTGCTTACGGCGGGATAGTCAAGCGCTATAATACTGGTGGCCCAACAGACGATATCCCAGCCCTCCTTATGGGTGGCGAATATGTAATGAATCGCCAAGCCACCAAGAAATATGGCAGGCAGTTCTTCGATTCTATTAATCAAGGCCGCGCCCCAAGATTTGCAGACGGCGGCAATGTTTCAACCGCAGAGCCAAGCTTTGCTGAGAAAGCCGCTTCATCTTCCGACTCAAAGGCCACAGGTGCAACTAACGTTAGCATCAATATCAACGTTACTAGCGGAACATCAGATACCCAGACTCAGGGTGACACCAAGCAAGGCGGCGTTGATTATAAGAAGATGAGCGAGCAGATCAAACAAGTCGTTATCCAAACAATCAACGAAGAAAAGAGGCTAGGTGGATCACTAAGACCGCGAAACTAAAGGATGAAATCCTCCGTATCAAATTATGAAAACAGTCTTTATATCAGCGGCGTTAAAATATTTGGCGTCAACGATGTTAATTTCGGCTATTCTTTACCAATTGAGCACATCAATGTTATCGGAGCTAATAAATTTACTACATTCACGAATAATGCGCCGCAATCGAATCTGAGTGTTCAAAAATATCTTTCGCCAGCAGATTTCTTTTTAAATTTTACAGGAGCGGGGCAGATTAGCGGAGGCTTATTTTATAATAATAAAAATTTTACTTTTAATCGGGCATATCTAAATAATTATTCAGTTTCCTGTGCGGTTGGGAACTTTCCTTCTTTAAGCGCCGATTTTACTATTTTTGGCAATGTTGGGACTGGGGTTGCGGGCTCTGGAGCTTCGCAGACTGGAGCCTTATCGGTTGTGCGTCCAAGAGACATCGCTATTCGATGCGATGGCACAGGCACAAATAGAATTGAGGCTTTTACTTATTCAGTAGAGTGTCCAAGGCAAGCTTTTTATCACCCAACTGGATCAACTCCAATGGATGTCGTGACCTTGCGCCCATTTAGGGCAACCGCCCAATTTACAATTGGGGTTGATGATTATGAATCGAAAAGAGCTTTAGATTATATTGTTGACTCCAACAAACAGAATATTAATATAACAATAGGATCTCTAGTAACTTTTTCGATGTCGAATATGGAATTAATAAGCGAAACAATCAACTCGTCCGCAACCGACGAGCTTTCGTTAACGCTTAGTTATCAAGGATTTATCTAATGTCATTCCTATACGACAGAGATTATAATGTCACTGGAACGGTTCAAACAACGTTTGATTTCAAGCCGTCTTATGGCACCTCTGTCAATTTTTCAGCAGATTTGACTTCATATAATACTGTTGATAATTATTTATATACTATGCCCAGAGGACTGAATCATTTGCAGATGACGGTGCAAATGCCCTTTGAAAACAGAAAAGAGGCCGAAGCGACAAGGATCGCCAGCTTTTTTGAAAACCTTCGTGGTACAGGATATTTTACCTTTACTGATCCAGCTTCTATATACAAGCCAGTTAATTTATTTTGCGGCGGTATTCAGACTAATTTCACTGTTAACGATCTTTATACAATACAAGTTGAATTGGCCACCGACCAAGTTTCGTCACTTTTAAATTGGAATGGAATGTTTGTTACAGGTTCAGGAATCAAGGGAAGCTGGGCTACATCAACAGCGTATTCTAAGTACGATGTTGTTAGGCACACTGGTAACGCATCTTACCCGCAGAATACTGGCAACTTATATGACTGTTTTTATTACTGTACTGGTGACCACACGAGCCAATCTTCGATCAACGGCTCCGAAATCACCAACGGAAAATGGACGCAGGAGTTTTTTTACCAGCCAACTTACTCGTCAACAATTGGAAAAGAGACTTCTGTTTTAAAGACTGAGCTTCCATACTCTTTCACAAAGAGAAGCGACTTTGGACTTCATGCGAATGTTATGAGGCAGTTTAGCATGGAGTTTAAAGGAATCAGCGACCTTGAGGCAAGATCGATTTTGCATTTCCTAAC